TTTGTCGGCCAGTCCTACAGCACCGCAGCCGAAGCCCTCTACATCGCCAAAGCCCGAGCCCGGCTGGCTGGGGGTGAGGCATGAGAAAGATCGAGGAAGCAATGGTGCGGGCTATCAAGGCCCGCAGTTCCTGGGCGCAGGCAAACACTCAGGTCGTAGTCAGTGACGGCGATGACCACGAAGCGATCCGCGTGTATCTGCACGGCAACATGATTTGCGATCTCTACGTTTACGAATGTTGGTTCCTGGTCAGGTTCGACCACTGCGGCTGGCTAACCCCCACCACAAAGTCACGCCTTAACGCCATAGCTCAACACCTGGGCTTTGATTCGATCCGTCAGATCGGCGGCGAATGGTTCTGGCAGGGCGACAAGTCGCGCCCATTCGATCACCGCAAGGACTATATGCGCGTTATCGAAACTCAACTCCCCGAGGAGGTGGCGGCATGACGGTCAAGCACTGGACATATCGCAAGGTGATATCCCGCGGCTTTACGCCCTGCTGGTACAAAACCGACGAGGGCTGTCGAGTCGCCTGGATCGAGAAGAAGGGGCCCAAGTGGATGCACATCCGCTTTGCCACTGGTGAGCGCAAGCGCAAGCCGGTATCCGACCTTCGATACCTAACCCCATTTAAATCTAAGCGAGGTTGAACATGACCGACCGAGTGGAGGGCTTTACCGAGCTCTACGAAAACATCAAGCGCACCATGTTCACTGAGTGTGATTACGAGCGCACGACCAGGCTAATCATCCTGCTGGCTGTTCAGCTTAGAGAGCATGAAACGGCCGATATCTGGTGGATTGGCGAGTGTACCGAGTTCGACCTGGCGGAGCTGATTATCGGCGCTTACTGGCATTACACCGAATGGCACAGTGGGCAGCGCTCCCTAGAGTACCGGGCACTCTTAGCCCTGGGGCAGATATTCAATCCCGGGATGACTACGGGCCCGGAGGAAGGCGGCGACCTGTACGCCTACGAAAGTCTGGCTGACCTATCACAGCACTTGCGGCCAAGCGCTGCCGAAAAAGTCAGTAGCGCCTGCCAGCACCTCACAAAAATACGGGAGGGCTGGGCATGAAGCTCTGGATCGCGATCGAGATCGACATCACCGACCCAGACTTGGACTGGGGAACGTCGAGCCTCACACCAACTGATAACGGAGTCGGCGGGAGACTGTACGACTCCGACATCACCCTCACCTACTGCGGCTATGAGGTAGTCGATTGTGACTACGACAAGGCCGAGGAATACCTTTTGGAACGTCAATGGGGAGACACCAACTATGCCGCAAACGGCTGACCAGGTGATCGAGGAGATCGCCAACGTACAAGCACGTAGGGAGGCTATGGCCAAACTGCGCGAAAACCGTCACGAATACGATCGGCTGCTCGATCTGCTAGATGCCTCGTTTGCTCTACAGGATCTGTGGCCTGGCGTGTTCAATCACGGCAAATGCAAAACCAAATGGACGCGAACCCCTTTAAAGCCCCGGGGCCGCAACCATTCGATCCAGTACAAAGAAACTCTATTCATCACCAACGGCATAGGCGAAACCCGGAAATTTGCGAGCGACCTGGTGCCGACTGTCATCCCCCGACCTTGGAACCAAGGGGGCAAAGATGCCTGAGATATCTGAACACTACCTAGCACTGGCGTTCATTGTCGCCCTGGGCATCGCCCTGGAAATCTGGATGTCCATGCCGTGACCAGCAATGACTGGCTGAAAATCGAAAAGACCCCACAAAACCAAAAGGACAGAGAAAGGATCGAGCGCGACACAGCCGCGTTCATCGACCGTGGGGGCAAGATCAACCACATACCCAAGGGCGTCAGTTCTTGGGATGAGGACGCCATCGCGTTTATGACTAGAACGATGCGAAACAAAAAGAAACGTGTCTGATAAACCGTTTAACAACTGCGAAGCGGCAGTGTGGAACTTTCTGCTGTTCTGGTGCCTGGGAGACTCCGGCTGCACCCTCGAATCTCTCAGGGATTGGCTTTCGGATAGCTGGAGCGAAGCCGAGGTATACATCGCAATCGCAAGCCTGATGTCTAGGGGCGCGGTGGAGAATGATGAAGACGTTTATTACCCCATCGTAGCCGGGATGGCGTACCGCAATATGGGTACCGATTGGGACGAACTGATAACACTAGCAATCGACCCCGACAGGACTTTGCACTGATGGAGACAAAGATGGAGTGCAAGGTATGTTCGGAGGAGTTTGTCGCCCTCAGAAACGACGCTATGTATTGCTCAAACAAGTGCAAGCAGCGGAAGAAGAATTCAGATAACCGCCAGCGATATTTCTCTCAATATTGCAGGAGCTGCGGGATCGAGATATTCACAAACGACAGGCGGGTTTCATATTGCAGTCTCGAGTGCCGGGTTATATCCAAGATCAAGCGGGGTTGAATCATACCTTTTGCAAAAATCTGCCATTGCTAGGTTAAATGCCTTGCGGACATTTTTCGGATCTCTGCCCTCGAAATAAAATTGCTTCAGCGTTCGGGCGAGAGCTGGATGCATCTCCTGTAATACGCGACCAACCCGCTCAGCTACAACCTCATACTCATCGGCGTGGGTACTGGCCCGGTACCCGCTTTGATAGTCACGAAACATGGGGGACACCCTGGGGAAGTCGACATGACGTACCTCTCTGCTCTCTGCGTCAGCCCACATCCGCAATAGTTTGTGCGCCAGGAATCGCTCGATCATGATTCGGCCTCATACAACGCCAGGATCTTACGCAACCGACGCTCACAGTCTTGCCGCTCGCTAATCTCGTAGGCATCATCAATCTCTCGCTTCAGAGCCTGCATAGCAATCAGCATGGTACTAGGCAGAGCGCAATCCGGCATTGGCCCCAGATGTTTACGACGCTCTTCTCTCGCCTTCCAAAGATCGAACCTTTCTTGAGCACCCAAATCTATGTACCCCCGGGAAATCATTAATTCCAACTTTCGATTTCATAGTTCCAATCGGCCTCCGCGAGTTTCAACTGCTCTCGATAATGCGCTGCGATTTCCTTTCGCAGCTCTTTGGTTGTCTTGTATGTCTGGTTGGCCTTCTCTCGAAGAATATCCATATGCCCTTCCCCCCAGATCTTCAGCAGGAAGTCGTGGAATTCGATCGGGTTGGCCGTGAAGTAACGATGATGGTATCGGCATAAACAAAGGGCATTGTCCATAGACCACCGAGTCGATTTCTTGGCTCTGCCATACACATGAGCACAATCGGTTCCCTCTCCAAAACAATACTGGCAGCGATGTTGATCCCGGTGCCGTACAGCCTTGGAGAAGTGGATGTCGCAGGCTTCTCGCTTAACCCCCACGATCGATTCTCACGGGCCACTTAGGCAGGCTGATTCCCTTGTTACCGAATGCCCGCACCAGCGCCTCATAGACCTCGACATACTGCTTTGTTGTGGCCTCAGTCGTGGATTCCACCTTAGCTATCGCCCGCTGCATGGGACGCCATATCTCATCCTTCACCGCAGCCTGGCTCCAGGGAGCCTCCAGCTCACCCGACTTGAAAATAGAGGAGTGAATCGACCTGGTGATGCCCGACTCGTTGAATAGCTCAGCTACCATGCGACACCAGACCTCGAGAGCAGCTCGTTGCCGACTCGACCTGGTGCGCCCAATCAGGAGAGACAGCGACACCGCATTGCCGGCGTCCACGATCTCAGCGACCCGGGCAGTCAGGCGATCGATCTGACCCTTGCTATCAATGAAGAATCCCTCACCCATCAGAAAGGAATCTCATCGCCAACAACCTTGAGATTTGCTGGGATATCGAACGCCTTGATCTTACGATCGGCCCTGTCGACAAATGCGCGGCATGACGCCCAGCCATCCATCTCTCTCCGACCCACCTGCCAGAGAGATATTGCGCCTTCGTATTTACCGTTGCGCTGTTTCACACAGCTCAGCAACATATCCCGCTTGCTAGAGTCGTAATTCTCGTCATCGACCCCCATGTCCTCGACCTTGGCGCGGAGTGCTGCCTGCCGCTTATCGTGCCAAGCTACGAGGATGGTATCCGGGGTGTTACTGATGTGACTCGAGCCATTGAACTGGTATTTGCCTGGTGAGGAGTGCTCCCCGGTTTCGCCCTGGGGTTTCTTCATGTGGTGGACGAGAATGATCGTCACCTCAAACTTTGCCGCCACCCGCTTCACCGTCTGCACAAACTCCCGCTCTCGCTCGAGATCGTCACAGACGCCCATCATCATCAAGCAATCCAAGATGATTAGCCGGCACCCAAGCTGAGCGAACTTAATCGCCATTCGGATAGCATCGTGAGGCCGTATCGAATCTAAGCGGTCGTAGATCACCAACTTATCGTCGGCCCAATCGCAGTACCTGGCCAGCCACTTCTCTGCCGGCCGGGAGCGTGTCGCACTGATCTCCGCGAACTGCTCGATAATGTCCTCTGCATTGAGCTCAAGGCTGCAAACGCCAACCCTGTGGCCCTCGCGCATTGCGTAGGCCCCGATCTGACTGGTGATAGTGGTTTTAAAGTGCCCAGTAAAACCCCCTAAGAGCACTAACTCTCGCTTCCTCAGTGTCAGGTGACCATGCAGTTTCGGCCAGGGCAGCGCCAAACCCGTATCCACCTCTGCCCGGCGAGCGATCGTGCGCTCTGCGAGTTGACCAGCCGGGCGCATATCCAGCGATTCCATGTCGGCAAGCTCTGCCTGGATATCGATATTTCTAAAATCGTCTATGTCGGGAGTCATGCCGCGATTACCCCCGCATCTGTGGCCGGCCTATTATCGTCAGGACTTCCCCGCTCGTTTGCCTGCCAAGTGACGCAAGCAGCCTGCCACTTTTTCATTTTGTTTTTGCCCACCATCCAGCCATTCGACTCGTAATGAGCATGGAATTTAGCCGCTGAAAACGTATATCCCTTCTCGGATATGTAGGCTTGGATCTCATCAATTGTGGGAACAACAAAGGCTTTTGACGCCGTTTTGGTAGGTGCAGGGGTTTTGTCCCGTGACTGTCCCGTGACGGTCGCGTGACTGTCACATTTTCCTTCTATATCTATATTCTTATTCTTATTAGTAGGGGAAGATTCTTGTTCGGCTTTCTTTCGGGCTCGCTCTCTGCGCTTCCGAAGTGCCCCGGTCGCATCCTTGGATTGCTTCTCGTCCCAGTTATAAATTTGCCAGGTGTCGCTGACTAACCCTACATCGACCAACCGATCCTTGACGTTCTCCAGCTCACTGGGTGTCAGACCCAGGTGAACACTGACCATGCGATCGCGGAGCTCCGGCCGCTCATCGAGATATCCCTCCGCTTTCGCGCAGAGGAGCGAGATGTAATGCCACCGATCCTCGAAGGCCAACAGCTTCATGCGAGGATTCTGTGCGATATCCACGTATAGCTTCAGCCACTTCACGCTGCGGCACCCGCTCTACGCATCACCGCATCCCTGTAAAGCTCTCGATCCCCGGCGCTTAACGCCTTGCCCCTAGCCATATCAGCCTCGGCCACAAGGATTAGCGCCTGGTGATAGGTATCAAACTTGGGTTTCGGCTTGCTGACGTAGTTATCTTTCTTGAGATCACGCCAGGTGAGCCCGGCAGCGCTTACGATTGCTTCATGGCAACAGCCTCGGCGGCAATACAGCAAGAATCTATCGGATTCCTCGGTGATGACTAGCTTTCGCTCCCGGCTGTCACACGCTGGACAGGCGCTTTCCCACTCATTGCGTCCCCGGTTACTATTTTTCTGCTTAACACGGTCAAAACGTCCCAGAATATTTAACATAGTGAACACCTCCACCATGAAAAATACTCCTCTTTGGACTACCTTTCAATACATTTCGATGGAGCCCTTTCCGCTGTAAGAAAAACCTCAGTATTTTCAACGCTTTTTGCATTAAATGTATGGACAATCGTATTTTCAATGGATTAAACTAGATCCATTAGGGCATGCTGTAACGCTGTAGATGTCCGGCGTAACTAGGTTGTTAGGTCGATTAACATCATTTCCGCGAGGCAGAGATGAAATTTCCAAAACGGTTTAGCAAGCGGGCGCGATCGCTCGTAATGCTAATAAGAAATCGCCAAGGTCAACGGTCATTTGACCCAGCTTTTTACCAGGCATATAAACAAAAAATCTGGAACGTATGGAGCAGGGTTAATTTAGAAGGGCTTGCGAAAAAAGACCCTGCTGTCCTTACAAGCACTGGAAAGCACCTTTGTTCGCAGGGACGGCATAAGTTTTTGGCTTTAGTGAAAGCCGAAATACAGTCAGATTTAGAAGATTACTTGCATTTGCGGAGGATGAAAAAGCCAGCCAGTCTACCCCGTTGATAATTAGAGAGCCGCTGGAGGCCATTACGAAAGGGCCGAATTGTCTAATTACCACGGAGATCCTGACAGTGAGGACAGCAGCAGATATACGTCGAGAGAACCTTAGATATCTTATCGACACAAAGTTTCAGGGCGTTAGAAACCGATTAGCCAAGCATATCGGTGTAACCCACATGCAGATTGCTAGGATATTTCATTCCGGCAGCTCTGCACGAAACGTGGGCGACAGACTTGCCCGGAAGATTGAGCTCGGATGCGAGCTAGAAACGGGGTGGCTCGATCAAGACCACGCGAAGTCAGATAACATCATGCAGAAGTTTAATTCCCTTGATGTTGAAGGCCAGGTCGCTATCCGTCAAATGCTTGACGCCCTAGTAACTCGTCGCAAAATAGACTGACCAAACCCAACGTGGCGGTATCCCTTGCCGCCCCGCTTTCCTCTAGTCTTTCCAACGCAGATCGGGTGTGTTTAGCCCGCTTCTCGGACTTCTTATCCGTAGGAGATACGGATGCAATCCTTTCTTTTGCGGCTTTAATATCCACTTGATACATACCTAGTCCGGCGAAGCCAGCCAAAAGAAAGTGAAAATTTAGGATACACCGGATCGAGCAAAATTAAAACTATCGACATTTTTTTGTGTCCATTGAGGCGATATATCCAAACTAAACCATAAAAACGCCAAAAGTCGTTGACGCATTGTACCTTAATGGACTAGATTTGTCTCCATAGCCCGCCACCTAAGGCCGGCGTTAGGAGATGAAATGAAATCACAACTCAAACAAGCGACCACTGAGGTTTTTGAGGTCGCGGAAACACACCGAACCCGAGGGGTAGAGATCGTTACCCCGGAGGTAGAGCAACAGTGCGTCCTGGATTGCATGTTCGCACCGGAGCTTAAACAGTCGACTGTGGCCTGGTTCAATGGCTTCTTCGATGAGATGAATCTGAAGCCCCACCGCTACGACTTCTGCACACCCAAAGGCATCCCAGAGTATTACCACCTGGGTTATCAGTTCGCCTACGTTTACAGCCAGCAGCTCGACGCCCTGTCTGTCATGCAGGAGGCTGATTATGTCCAGTAAGGAAATCGACCTCAAATCAAATGAAACCCGAGTCGAGGTAGAGGCCACCGGCAAGTTTGATACTTTCGACAAGCTCTACAACATCAAGATTGAGAAATACACCAGGAAGAAGCAGGGCGAGTATTTGCCCTGGTCTTTGGCTTGGGGGCTGTTCAAGCATTACCGCCCAGATGCGGAATATGTTTACGAGCCTGACCGACACTTCGAGTCTGGAGAGGTTGAGGTTGTCTGCTCTGTAACCAGCCTGGGCAATACCATCCAGATGATCCTTCCGGTCTTGCAGAACAACAACAAGCCCGCGATCAACCCCAACCGGCACCAAGTCAACACGGCCAGGATGCGCTGCCTTACTAAAGCGATCGCCATGCACGGCCTGGGCCTTACCTGTTGGAATTGGGTAGCCATCCAGGACATTGAGGACTTTGGCAGTAACGAGAAGGCCGAAGAAGATTCCTCTTCCGCAACCAAGCTCGAGATCAAAGCCGAGCCCGAGCCACCCAAGGCCCCGCTAAAGGAAACCATCGACGCCCTGGTAAAGCAGATTTCCGCCGGGAAAACGATCACCGCGGCGATTGAGCTACTCAGCAAAAACGGATGCGTTGCTACACCAGAGCAAATGAAGATCCTCGAGGACGCAGTTCCTAATACTGGGGAGGCCGCATGATTTACGCTGACTTAGACCAGGGCACCCCCGAGTGGAAAAACTGGCGTGACGAGCACTGGGGAGCCTCTGACGCTAACAAGCTGATGGGCTCGAGCTCTGACCGTGACAAGTTATTGCGGGAGAAAGCTACCGGGGAAAAGGAGCAGTTCAACGACATCACGCTGGCGCTGTTTGCCAAAGGCCACAAGGCTGAAGCAGACGCCCGGCCAATCGTTGAGCAGTATCTGGTGCAAATGGAACCGGGAAACGGCTCGTTTTATATCCCATGGAGCAAGGACGAGAGTTTTCTACTGCCCCGCTGCGGAGTGGTTGAGCCCGGAGAGTTTCCAGAGGATCAGCCGGAGGAAGTGCGCGACACACTAGCAGTCAAGCTGTCGGCGTCATTCGACGGCATCACCTCAGACGGCAAACTGATTTGGGAGCACAAGCTCGCAAACAAAAAGCTGATTGCCGCGCTCGATACAGGCGTGGTTCCGGCCACCCACTACTGGCAACTGGAGCACCAGCTCCTCGTCTCCGGCGCTGAGAAAGCCATCATGTGCTGCTCTGACGGCACTGCCGACAATATGCACATGGCTTGGTACACATCGAAGCCGGAGCGCAGAGCCAAGCTGATCGACGCCTGGATGCAGTTCTCCCGGGATGTCGAGAGCTACCTACCCCCAATAGATGCAAGCGATCTCGAGGATTTTCAGTCCCTCGAGGGTCGCCGGAGTCTGATCGCTGACCAGATGGCTGACTTAAAGAAACAGGACGATGCCATCAAGGCAGAGATGCGCTCCTGGCATGAGGTCAACGCCCATAAGAAGCAAATTGTTCAAGGCCGGGACTGGCAGATCATCCCGGTCAAGGGCCGCAGCATGATCTGTTGGGAGAAAGCATTTAAAACCGAAGCCCCTCATATCGATCTCGAGAAGTACCGGGTTCATGGCGAGGACAGCGTTCAAATTAGGAGAATGAAATGAGCACCGTGAACAAAGCAATCCTGATCGGAAATCTGGGCAAGGATCCAGAGATCAAAACCCTCCCTTCCGGTAGTCGAGTTTGCAACGTAAGCATTGCCACAACCGAAACCTGGACAAACAAAGACGGCTCCAAGGGGGAGGAGACAACCTGGCATGACCTAGAGATTTGGGACAAGCCGGCAGACAACTTCCACAAGTATATGAAAAAAGGCTCAAAGGTATATGTGGAGGGCACAATCAAGAAAAACAAAAACGAAGAGACTGGCGTTTGGTACACGAGAATCAAGGTCACTTACGTTCAGTATTTGGATTCCAAAGGCTCCAGCTCCGGCGACTCAACGCCTAGCCAGGAATCCGCTTTCAATGAAGATGACATCCCATTCTAGGAGGCAGTCATGGAAGAGTTAGCCGATCTAAGCATCGCTAAGCGAATAGAGAGAAATCACGCCCGGTCGGATCGAGCGATCGCCAAAAGTCAGCGGGAGGTAGATGGCGATGCGGACATGGTTAATGACCCGCCGCACTACCATATCGCCGGCACAGAGGTGGTTTATATCCTCGAAGAGATGGGCCCGTACTACGATGGCAACGAGGGATTCCATATCCTGACAGCCACGCAGTACATGCTGAGGGCCCACAAGAAGGGTGGATGGGAGGACATTGAGAAGGCCAAGTGGCACCTCGATCGAGCCATCGCAAACCGTTTCGATGATTAAGACCAGAGCGGACGTAATCCGCTGGGCGAATGTCCTCATCGAGCACCACATGGTTCATGCGGCAGAAGATGAGTCTGTCCCTAACCACATCAAAGTCGATCCCGTGGAGCTGATTCAAGCAGCCATTGCCCTCGAAACTGAGGGCTTTGGTTTGCCCACCGACTTTACGAAGCCGGATGAGTGAACGCATGAAAACAAAGCCTTGCCCGAACTGCGGCAAGGTAGCGGTAGAAATTATCTCATACGCCCAGGAGCGCAGAAGTGACACGCCCCAAGGCATACGGATCGCTTGGTACTGCAACTTCTGCCGCAACTGGGATCCAGCAATTGGAAGAGAGAGGAAAGTCGAATGGCCGTGATACCAAAGTGGCGCACAAAATATAACCGTCCCGAAGAAGAGGACGAGCTGCGAATAACAATTGACGGCGAGGAACATTTATTTGCCTGCATCGAGCTGCTGCGCTATTGCGACGATTCTGGCGAAGGCACCCTCGCCCTTTCACAGCGATTCCTGGATATGCCCAACCTATTCAAAGCCGATGTTATGCAGCAATGGATCGGAGAGCTTACCTATGAGTACAACCAGATACTGAGGGAGGGCTTAGGTGGCTAACTTGATCGCACTAGACAAGTGGTGTGAAGATACAGGAATCCCGCGCACCACATTCAGAGGATGGCAACGCAAACTCGAGCGCGGCAAGCATTACTTTGTTGCCGGCAGAACGACGATCGTTGACCCGGGAGAGATTGAGGCATGGCTAAAGGACTCAGATGGCAATTTGGAGCCTGGCAAGCGCGTGTCACTATCCACAAACAAGCCCACGCGACATCGTTCCAGTTCGCCAATAGTGACGCTGGTTTAAAAAAAGCCATTGCCGCTCGAGAGAGCTGGATCCAAAAACTATCCCACGGTGAGCAGCGTTACGACTCTGCCGTACCTTTCGGCAACATTGCCCAGTCCTACCTAGACCAGTCCGATCTGAAGCCGTCCACCCGGCAAACCTACAAGCAGCTCCTCAACCAATACTGGATGGAGGGGCTTGCGAA